GGAGATGGGCGAGAAAGGTGGTCGAATGTTACAGGCGATACAAGGCCGACCGAATCGTTGCAGAGGTCAATCAAGGCGGCGAAATGGTGGAAGCTACTTTGCGAACGGTTGACCGGAATGTTTCTTATCTTGGAATCCATGCAAGCAGGTCGAAAGCTACGCGAGCAGAACCTGTTGCGAGCCTTTATGAGCAAGGCAAGATTCACCACGTTGGAACATTCCCCGACTTAGAGGACGAACTTTGTGGATGGGTTCCTAACTCGAATATGGCTTCCCCGAATCGACTCGATGCGCTTGTGTGGGCTCTTACGGAACTTATGCTCAAGAACCGCGCTGTTGAAATCGACTTGCACCCAGAGACAAACTATCGAGGAGAGGTATGGATATGATGATTTATACCTGTGTGCACGGAAATATCGCGAGAGACTGCGACGAGTGTTATGACGATAACCGAGCACTTTCAGAGGTCAAAGAGTTCGGCACTTGGATACCTGCCGTGACGAAGTGCTCGAAGCATCCACAGATTCCGTTGACCGAACACTACGACTGCCAATTCTGTCTATATAAGGGAGACTTATTCGATGCCAAAAAGAAACAATAGAAGACTGCTGGGACAACGAAGGAAGCAGAGAGAAGCGAGAGCGAAAGCCTATGAAAAGGCGCTTGCTCGATGGCTTGCTTCTTATCGTAACTTCCTTCAGCGACAGACGCTCGACACCTTCAAAGGCCGAGTCTTGAAAGTAAACGGAGAGGAGTACTACCGCGACAAGCTAGCAGAGCTGATAAATCTATTCGGTATGCGAGAAGCCGCAGATGCCGCAAACAACGCAATGGGGAGCGTCATAGTCCCTCGAAGGCTTATCGAAGAATCGGAAAAGAACGAAGGATATGGGCCTGTGTCTCAAGTCAAGTGGTTCTGGCGAGAGTATCAAGATGGTGTCTTCGTTCGAGCTAACGACATCATGGAAGACACGAAGCTGCGTATAAATAGAAAGGTCAACAACATGGTGCAGCTCGCTCTACAGGAAGAGCCGAACCCGACAGTTGCTGAATTTGCTCGACGGATTAGGGGAGAAGTCTTCGAGGATGAATATACCTTTTCTCCAAACCGCGCTGCGCTTATCGCCAGAACCGAACTCTCGCAAGCGCAGAACGCAGGAACCTTCGAGGGGTACAAAGCTTCTGGGGTAGAACGTGTTGAGTGGCTCGCATTCAATGACGGGAAAAGTGGAGACAGGCACCACGAGAGGCTAAACGGAAAGATCATTACCGTAGGAGAGAAGTTCCATAATAAAGCGACAGGGGTCAAGCTACGTTACCCAGGCGACCCATCAGCACCGATTTCAGAAACAGCAAACTGCCGTTGCACACTCGCACCGGTTATCTAAGGGAGAAAAACAATGGGTGGAATAGGAAGCGGGAGAAAAAAGCAAGCACCGCTAGCAGAGGCAGGCGCAACCGGCCTAAAGGTTACACGAGGCGGACAGGTTCACGAAGAGTTCCTGCCGCAGCTTACAGGTTCAAAAGCTGTCGAGGTCTATCGAGAGATGGCCGATAATGACGCAACGATAAGCGCAGCGATGTATCTATTGGAGATGCTTGTCCGACAGGTTGAGTGGAAGATCGAAGCGAAGGAGCCGACACCGAGCGCGGAGGCAGCAGCGGAGTTTGTCAACTCGTGTCGAGACGATATGACGCACACCTGGGCTGACTTTATCTCGGAGGTCATGACAATGTGTGTCTTCGGTTGGAGTTACTTCGAGCTTAATTACAAGTACAGAAAAGGGCCTATCGAGAATAAATATCTGAACTCGAAGTATGATGACGGTAAGCTCGGATGGAGGTCTATCGCTATGCGCTCGCAGGATAGCCTCGATCATTGGGAGCTAAACGAAGACGGTGAAATCATGGGTATGTGGCAACGGCCTGCACCGACCTATCGCATGCTCTACATTCCAATCGAGAAAGCTCTTCTCTTCCGAACTCGGAGTCATAAGAACAATCCAGAAGGCAGGAGCCTCCTTCGAGGAGCATACAAAAGTTATTACTATTTGAAGAAGATTCAAGCCATCGAGGCTATCGGTGTAGAAAGGGATCTGGCAGGCCTTCCGATAATGACCGTGCCTCCAGAGATCATGCACCCGAATGCGAGCGCAGCGCAGAAAGCGATTCGGTCAAATATGGAAAATATGGTTCAGAAGATAAAGCGAGACGCTTATGAAGGTGTCGTTCTTCCCGCAGAGCAAAGCCTCGACGGAACACCGACAGGCTACAAGCTGTCACTTCTTTCTTCTGGAGGCCGGAGACCCATCGATGTAGATGCGATCATCAAAAGATACGAGAGCCGAATCATGATGTCCTTCCTTGCGGAGATGCTTATGCTTGGACAGGATTCCGTCGGTTCTTTCGCGCTAGCTGACTCGAAGACTAATATTCTCGCGATGTCAGTCAAGGCACTCCTCGACTCGATCACCGACGTTATAAACCGTTCTGCGATTCCTAAGCTGTGCGTTTACAACGGTATAACAGAGAAAGACTGGCCGACTCTCGAACACGGAGATATGGAGACTCCAGACCTTGCACAACTCGGTGGATTTATAGCGCAGGCGACTTCTGCCGGTGTACTAGTTCCAGACGAAAGCCTTGAGCAACATGTTCGACAGCTCGCAGGGCTGCCAACGAAAGACGCTTCAGCTCCCTCGGTCTTCGACCTATCTGACGAAGAGGCGCTGACGGCATTCCAAAAAGCTCTTGATGTCGAGGTTATCGAAGAGTGATCGAAGTATTGCAAGAGGCGCGTCTTCGCGGATTGACTGACAAGAAAAAGCGACTCGTAAAAGTGCCGACACCAGACCTGGAGCAGAAAGATTCGGATCTATCCGTTCCTGTTATCGCGCACTTTGGAGGCGGAGCAAATTCAACTGCCTATCTCATTGAATGGGTTAAGAGAGGCCTGCGCCTTGACCTTGTTCTATTTAGCGACACAGGAGGAGAGAGGCCGGACACCTACGAGCACGTCGCTGCTTTTTCTGACTGGCTAGAAAAAAACAAGGCTCCTCCTGTTTCCGTAGTACAGTATCAAACAAAAGACGGGATTCTTGTAAGCCTAGAGGAGCGATGCTTAGAAACAAAGCGACTTCCCTCCTTAGCTTATGGATTCAAGAAATGCAGTCAGAGGTTTAAGCGTGATCCGCAGGTGCGATTTATAAACAACTGGGAACCAGCACGAGCAACCTGGCTACAAGGGAAAAGATGCATTGCTCTCGTCGGTTATGACGCTGACGAACCCCATCGAATGGAACGACAGAGAGAGAGAGAGGAAAAATACCGACGGTGGCTTAAGGATAAATCAACACCTATTCAGTCTCGCAATTATACTGACGCACGAAAGTTCCTTTTCCGATATCCTTTACTCGAATGGGACTGGGGAAGAGAAGAATGCGTTGAAGTCTGCCAGCAGGAGTTAGGCTATATCCCTGGGAAATCCTCCTGTTTTTTCTGCCCGGCCTCGAAGCCGAAAGAGATCAGAGAACTCGCTTTGCTTCATCCTGCGCTCGCGAAGAGAGCACTAGCTATTGAGTCAAACGCAGAGAGTACTACAGGGCACACTCCAAAGCTCGGACGATGGCGACATTGGGGCGACTTTCTCCGAGGAGAAGAGGCAGCAGGCTCTGCTCCAGATATCGCCTGCGAGTGTGTAGACTAATTCTTGTGCAATTCTCATGTCTTACAAGATGTCAAGGTTCCGTGTTGCATTTTTAGAATATTTTCGGCACTTATAGTGTGTGCCCTTTGTCGGAGAACACGCTGCGAGGCAGAAAAGTCCTGCGCAATTTATCGAAGGCTCGATTCGTCGAGTAACCGATAACATGCCTTCAGGGGTTGCCCTGCTAATAGGTGAAAACGAGAATACGAGGCTGCAGGAGGTTCAGTCGATTCGATTCGATGCTGACCTCTGGACTCCGACAAAATCGAAGGCCTGGCTCAAAGAGAACGAATACGAGACGGACACCTTCGAGGAAGCAGTGGAAAAGGTTGACGACGATTGGAGAGCGAAGCCTTCTGAGCGTATAACGGGCAGCCCTAAAAACAAACCGGATTCAGCAACAAGGCAGGGCGCGAAAGAAATTGAAGTTTCTGAGGCCGTCGAGGAATCGCTTCGGAATAAGGTTACCGAGCACAACAAAAAGCACGGAGAGAAGAAAGGACGAAAGGTAAACTTCCGAACTCTCGCTGCTGTCTATCGTCGAGGGGCCGGAGCCTTTTCGACTTCGCACCGACCAGGTATGACTAGGAATCAATGGAGTATGGGTCGAGTAAACGCTTTTCTGCATCTCGTTGCTGCCGGTAAGCCTAAGAGCGCAAAATACACGACGGACAACGACCTTCTCCCTCTTCAGCATCCGTTAAGTGTGAAGAAGGGAAGATATGACCATATCGACTTCAAGCCTCCTCAGTCGGTCGCAGACAACGCAGCTAAGGGCCTAGAATACCGTCAGATGGCCAAACCCTCTGAGAGAGGAGGTCTAACAACCGAAGAAGCTGGGCAGGCTGGCATAGGCTCTGGTGTCCAGAGAGCGGTAAACCTTAAGAATCGGGATAATGTGACACCTGACACGGTTGGCAGGATGGTGTCTTTCTTCGCTCGACATAAAAAGAACGCGCAAATCGACGAAGATAAGCGAGGTAAGCCGTGGACGGACGCAGGCTATGTCGCCTGGCTTCTTTGGGGGGGAACAGCTGGAGAGACGTGGGCAAACAAAATCAAGCGTCAAATGGAAGCAGCGGACGTCAAGAAGGCTTGGCAAGTTTCGGTTCCTATCTCGAAGCTATCGACGGAGAAGCGCCTGGCATTCGGCTGGGCTTCGGTAATAGCGGAGGAAGACGGAACACCGGTTGTCGACCATCAAGAAGACCGGATATCTGTGCAGGAGCTAGAGAGGGCAGCATATGATTATGTGCAAAATAGTCGAGAGTCTACAGAGATGCACGAGAGAAAGGGTGTCGCAGAACTCGTAGAAAGCTGTGTGCTTACGCCAGAAAAAAGAGAGGCCTTAGGAATGCCATCGGGCAAGACAGGCTGGTGGATCGGCTTTCGCGTCAATGACGACGACGTGTGGCAAAAGGTAAAAGACGGAACTTATAGTGAATTCTCCATCGGAGGAAGCGCTAAAAGGAAAAGGGCGCAAGCATGAATGACTTACAAGAACTCAAAATCGATGAGATTGCATTCGTCGATAAGGGAGCCGGTAAGGGTGTCAGAGTGGCACTCTTCAAGCGTAACACTAACAAAGAGGAAATAAAGAAAATGAAAAGTTTGGAAGAACTAATGGCTTCATTATCGGAAGAAGATGCAGCTGTGGTCATGCAAGCTATCGTCGAGGCTAAGAAGGAAAAAGAAACCGAGAAGGCCGAACACGATGAAGAAAAAGAAAAGGGCATGGACGAAGAAAAAGAAAAGGGCATGCACGAAGATAAAGATAAAGGAATGCACGAGGAAAAAGACAAGGGGATGCATTACGACAAGGAAGACGAGAAAGATGTCAAAAAACGTCTCTCAGTCCTAAAGTCCGAAAACATTGCCATGCGTGACCGAATCGCAAAGATGGAGCAAGAGCGTGAGCGTGAAACATTCATCAAGCGAGCGGAAGCATATCCGAATGTGCCAGGCTTCAACACTGAAGACCTCGGAGAGTTCCTGATGCTTATAAACAAGAAACTCCCAGGACACTTGGCAGAAAAGACCGAGGGAATGATTAAGAGCGTAAACGCAATGGGCGAAGACTCTTCGCTTCTAAAGAGCTTTGGAGCAACCGGTGTAAGTCGAACTCCAGCAGGCTCTGCTTTGGCGACTGCCGAAAGCATGGCGAAGAACCTAATGCAAAACGAACCCGGCCTATCAAAGGCACAGGCTCTAAACCGAGTCTGGGAAACTAACACCGACTTGCGCAAACAATACCGCAACGAAAGAAGGGGAAGATAATCATGGCAACAGTAGATTCACTGACAACCATAACTCTTACGGCTGGTGCGGATTTATCCGGCGATCAGTATAAACTAGTACAGCTCTCAGCAGCTAATACGGTAACTCTAGCCTCTGCGGTTACGCAGGCCGTGATCGGAGTTCTCGTCAATGCGCCTGCAAGCGGAGAAGCAGCAGAGGTTGCAATCGAAGGAGTTGCAAAAGTCATTGCAGGTGGTTCCGTCGGGGCTACCGATTTTGTGACAACTAATTCGTCCGGACTCGCTGCTTCGGCGACCCAGGCAGATGCAGATGGCACAGACGGGTTTGCGAAATGCATCGGGATTTGTCTCGAAGGAACTTCAACCGCGAATGAATACATTCGTGTTTTACTCGGACGACAGTCCGTACAAACAGCTTAAGGAGGATTTGAATCATGCCGAATCCATTAGTAGGAAGCGTCCACGTTGACGCAGCGTTATCGAATATGAGCGTGGCATACGTTCAGGACAAGGGACTCTTTGCGGCTCGCCGCATGTTCCCAGTAGTTCCTGTTCAGCATCGCTCAGACAAATATTACGTTTACAATCAAAGCGACTTTCTCCGAGACGAAGTTCAAGCTCGTGCAGCTGGGACAGAATCTGCTGGAGCTGGTTACCGACTAACGACCGAGACATACACCGCAGAACGTTACGCTCTTCACCAGATGATAAGCGACGAACTCTTATTCAACGCAGACCCCGCGATTGACCCAGAG